TAGCTTGCATCTTTTGGCGAATCTTGGGTAATAGTGATTGAACCAGCAGAAAAAATTGGCATACATCTCATTACACCTGATAATTCATTTATCAGATCAAAAGCCTCAGATGATGTTTGAATATTTACATTGCAACTGAACCTTGCCTCTTGACCATTAAATCCATTATCAACAAGTTCATTTGCATATTTACTTGCAGTTACAAAAGAAAATAAATCAAGATTGCTGTCTGTTATATGATCGCCAAAACCATATCTAGTATTTGTTAAAAGGTCTAATAATATCATTGCTGGACAAGAAGTCCAAACAGCAGCACCCATAACACCATTAAAAATATAACCACTTGGGTAAATTATACGACCAGTTGTATTATCAACAGTTGGTGTTCCAGAACCAGATGCACCAGCCCCCGGTATTCTTATCTTGATTCCACGAATCCTAAATTTTCTTGATGGTATTGAACTAAACTGTTGTGAATCTAATCTTATTGCGTTGTATGCAGAGTTTGCATAGGTAGAAGCATCATCAATTATTTCTGTAAAACTTGTCCATTGAAAAGCATTTATCGTACTGCTACTTGTGCTGTCTGCTGTTATTCTTGTAACCCTTATATCAACAGGAAAAGAACCTGTAATTTTGACAGAAAAATCTTTTTGATAGGCGTCAGCAGTTCTTCCAGTAACAGTATCAGTATGAATATCTGTAAAACCACCTGAGTTGTATTGTACAGAAATTTTAAATTTAACTGTATCTCCTAATAAATCCCCTTGCTCTGTAGCTATTTGTATCTGCGGAAAAGTTATTGAAACTCTTATTCTATCAACATCTGTATTTGTAATTTGTCTTGTAACTGGACTTGCAGCAGTTACAGTTACACCAACAGGTATTGTGGATTGACTACTTTCTATTCCATCAATTTTTGTTTGGTTGGCAGTTCCGTGTCGTGAGTTAAATGTTACGTCTTGAAAGTTAAAATCAACATCTTGCGGGTCTGTTGATGATGCTGTTGATCTTAATATTGGGGTATCATTTAAAAATACGTCTTTGAGATACGCATTTTTGTATGCTGTAGATGTTTTATCAGTAATACCTTCTTTCGATGCAGATGCACTTCCTTCAATCTCTCCCTCACTTATCAAATCAAGAAAGGTTGCGAACTGTTTACTGTGTAAAGTATCAGGTGTCCTAGTAGGTTGTGGTGGTGGCGGAGGAGAACCACCTTTTGAACCACGAATAATTTTTCTTTTGTCGGTCATACTTGTACCTGTTCTGTATCTATGCCACCACTTATAACAACAGAGCCAGTTATTATTTCTCCATAAACAACAGGCACAGGCGTTCCAGCCCTGCCAGTTTGTTGTGTTCCACTGAAGCTAAATGACAACCTTGGATCTTGCTCTGAAGTAAACTCAGGCATTTTTGGCACAGGAAACAACATGCCACTTACACCAGTAAGAACTAATGCAGCACCAATACCAAAAGCAGCTTTGGCACCCATACCAGCAGAAGCAAAACCAAAAAAACCTTTTCCACCAATAGTCAAAGGATTTGTAAATAAACCACCAACACCAAAGCTCATTGCAATTAAAGCACCACCTAAAAGTATTCTTCCTAAATTACCACCAGCACCAGATACTACAGGAACAAATTTAATATCAGATTGACCAATAGGAAAATGCAATTCATCAATCCCAACATCTTCTTTTTCTAATAACACTTGATAATACCTAGATGCCATATGACTTTCTAACTGTGGAAAATTATTTACAAGAAAACTTACAGCTTGTGCTGTTGTATTTACAGCAACATCAAATTCTTTATAGCCTGTTATCTCGGCCAGTTCGCCATACAGTTTAAGCTTGCGGAGCATAACGTAACCTCATGCCAGTACATTTTAACAACCATTCGTTGTATGGTTCCTTACAGCTTATTCTATCTGCTAAATGATGTAAAACATCTCCATCTATAAAAATCGCCACATGATTTAAACCTGTGGTCAAAATAGACATAAATAACAAATCGCCATTCTCAAGTTTTTCCTCAGGTCTTAATTGCCTAAAACCTGTACGCCATGCACATCTTTCAAACATAGGATCTGCAATAAATTCCTCAGGTGTAATTGGTCTTTCCCAATCTCTTAAAACAATTCCTTTTGTTTCTTTGTACCAATCTCTTACTAATGCCCAACAATCAGTAACACCCCAAACCCAATGTCTACCAATAAGAGGTGGCTTGTAACCACTTGGCTCATAGTAACCCCATTGTTCTGTTTTTGGATTTACTATATGCCATGGTAAATTTGTATCCTCGCAACTTATCATATCTGCTTGGCTTGCAATAGGTTGTGTTGTTGGGTGGCTATGTATTACAGCTAATATTTTCCCATTATCTTCTGCCTTTGCATAATCAACAGGGTCAATAATAAAACATTGATTTGACCAGTTTGATAAATTTTTACAAGGATAATATTTTTCCTTTCCTTTTATTTCTATTAACAAACCACAAGACTCTTTTGGGTCTTGTTCTTTGGCATGAGCCAATGCAACATCTTTCCAACTCATATTTTTATTCGACCAATACTAGGAAATTCTGCTCTTGTACATTGTCTTTTTGGCGCACGTACACCAGCAAGATCAATAGGTGCAGCAAGTTCAAAAGCAACAACCTCTCTTGTTTCTTGTGACTTTCTATCAATCGAATATATCTCTTGTGCAAATTCAGCATTAGGGTCTGGTGTGCCGTAAGGATTTACATTGCCAGCAAAATTAACAGCATCAATAAATTTAGCAAGTGTTCGTATTCTAGTTAAGGTTGCACCTGTTAAATCATTTCCAGTTGTAGTTTGGTTTACTGTTAAAAGAATTGATGTAATAGTTCCAAGAACATTACTAACAGTTAAAGTTGGTCTTGGTATTTGGCCTTTTTGATATGCAAAACCTTCTACTTGTACGGGGAATCTTTGGTAAGTATTACCAGCCCAAACGATCTCACCATTCGCATTTAAACTTGAACCAGCATGAAATCTATATGTTGTTGCAGACCCATGCAAAGCTGCAGTAGTTGTTAGAGTAAATAATTCAATTATTGATGAAGGATTGATAGATTGAATATCACTAATAACACTACTGCTCATGGTTCAAACACCTCTCTAAAGGTACAACTCAAAACAGCCCTATTGTTATATGGAATACTTTTTGTCCAGTTTTCACAAACATATTGTTTTGCACCAGATACAGTAACAGTTACATTTCCACTATTTGTAGCACTACTTGCTGCAGTAACAGTAAAGGTATTTTGGTCAGCAGAAGATGCAACAATAAATGTGCCATCTGTTGCAGAGCCAGTTGTATAGTCGAGAGTAACAGTTTCGCCAATAGCTATACCATGTTTGGTAACAGTAATTGTAACTGTGGTTCCAGACTGACTGTATGTCCCTGTTTTTGATGTACCTTCGCCAGTTGGTGTAAAAGTAAAGCTTGCTTGGTCATTAGCTCTACTATCTAAAAATGCTTCGATTACATCTGCATCTTGTTCTGATTCATTAAATTGTACTGTAAATGTTTTTGGGTTTTGATGACTAGCTAAACCAAATAAAACTCTGTGTTCGTAACCATCTGCAAAACGTACAAGTCTTTTAACTGGTGCTGATTTTTTACTAAAGCCAACATATGTAGGAGTGAATGATGGAAAGGTAGCCATTATGCAAGTAAACCTCCGGGTCTTTTTTCTTGAATTAGTTGAGCTTGTATAGCTGTAGAAAGAACAAGACCAAGCTCTCTGCTTTGTTGTTCGTTACCTTCTACATTAGAACCTGATGCATCTACATTAACAACAATATTATTTGTTACGCCCCCGCCTATACGATTATTTGGAATTATTGTACCAGCAGATGTTGGTACAAATAATTCTGGTCCTTTCTCGCCCACTATTGATGCTCTGCCAACAGGTGGCCTTCCACCATTAGCAAAAGTAGGTAAATTAGCAAATGGACCGCCAAAGCCGGCAAGTATTGTATTAATTCCAAGTCTTAATAATTGTCTCGCTATATCATTTAATAAAGCACTTGCAGCTTGTGCTAATGATTTTGTTTGTAGTATCGCATCAACTAAAGCATCAGAAACACCTGTAGCAATACTTTTACCTATTTCGTCAAATATTTCTTTTTGTCTTTTTGCTGCTTCATTTATTTTTTCAACTTCTGTTTTCTGTTTTTGTAATTCGTGATTTTGCTTAGCCAAACTAACAAGTCTTTGTTCTTCGTCTCCCTCAAACTCTTTTTTAATTGCTGCAATCTGCTGTTCAAGGTCAAATTCTTCCTTTTTTTCTTCTCCAATTATTGCTTCTCTTTTTACAGCTTCAGTAAGCTCTGCGTTTATTTTTTTTAAATCTTCTAGTTGTATTTTAAAACGTGCTGTAGTATCTCTTTTTTGCGCAGCAGGTAAACCACCTTCAAGTTCTTCTATTTCCTTTGTTAGTTTTATAATTTCTCTTAATTTTCCTTCATCTCCTATTTCTTGCCCAAATAAACTTGCAAGACTTAGTGTATTTAAACCTTCTTGTAATTGTTTTACAAAAGGGTGTGTTTCTGCTATTTCATTTTTTAATTCCATTATTTGTAATTTTCTATCTGCAATTGACTGATTAATCATTGCTGCAGTTCCTTCATTTACAACATCATTAAATTCTTTCTGTGCATTTCTTGCTTCTAATAATTTTGTAATCAAAAATCCAAGACCAACAACAGCCAAACCAATACCAGTTTTTGCAAGTGCAACTTTAAAAGCAGTAGCCATTGCAGTAGCCTTTGCAAAACCACCAGCAGAAGCAAAAGCCATTGTTGTAGTTGTTGCTAATGAACCATTTGCTGCAGCAGCAGCAATAGACATTGTTGCAAGTTGTGCTTTTGTTGCAGCTATTACTACAGATAATCCTTTAAAAGCTAATGCAGCACCAGTAATAATTGCGACAGCTTGCCCCCCTTCACCACTTAGTGCATTTAATAAAGCTGTTAATGCCTTTACTGCAGGTTCAACAACAGGTATAAGAGACTTTCCTAATGCTTCACTAAAATCACGGAAAGATTCACCTAGCGTATCAACAGAACCAGCAAACCCTTCAGCAGCAGCTTGAGCTAATTTGTTATAACTTTCATCTACAATATCTAAAATCATGGTATGCGCTTTCGCAACCTGATTTGTTTTCATTAACTCTTTAATTACTTTTGTTTGTTGTTTTGTAAAAGCAATACCAGAACGATTTAGATTTGATAGATTTCTCTCAGGGTCTTGTAATGCTTTTGCAAGTTGCATGAAAGATGTACTGACATCAACTTGGTTTACCTGTGCGATATCTGCGGCAGCTTGTGCAACTCTTTCATATGAATCAACACCAATATTTCTAAAACTTGTTAAAAGGTTAAAGCCTCTTGTGAAATCTTCTTGATTAAATAGAGTTGTTTTACCAAATCTATCTGCAACCTCTTGTAATTGTTTTAAAGCTATTGAACTTGCACCTAAATTATTTAAACCTTGCTGCAGAATGGCAATATCTCTTTCTCTAGCAAGAAAAGTTCCAATACTATTATTAACAACAGAAAAAGCTGTACCAACAGCAAGGATTGGCGCAATACTATTTCTTAATGCAACACCTAAACCTTTTGCTGCTGTAGATGTTGCGGCCAAAGATTTTGTTGCGCCTTTTGATGCTGCTGATAATCTGTTTGTTGCTGCAGAAGCATTATTTAAAGAACTGACAGCATTTCTGGTGTCAACTCTTAGGGTAACAATACTTTCAGCCACTTAGCTTACAAAATACATTTCTTTTATATTACCTGTTATTTGCCTTTAGTCGCA